TCCTCAAGGCGGGTCACCGCATCGACGTGAAGGTCGCAGCAAACGACCGCGTCGTGCTCTATGGCAAGCGCTCCGACTCCGGGTCCGAAGCCACCGTCGAATGGACAATGAAGGACGCCCAGCTCGCTGGGCTGGCAGGCCGAGGCGCCTGGAAGACTTACCCCCGAGCAATGCTCATGGCTCGAGCCACATCCGAACTGTGCCGCATGCTGTTTGCTGACATCATCGCCGGATTGTCGTACACTCCGGAAGAAGTCCTTTCCATCGAAGGAAAGGAATGGAACGAGGCGCCAGCTACCCCCCTGGCTGACGCCGTCGTAACCCTCAACCCTGTCACCGAGGCCGTCCCAGCCGAGCCTCCGGTGGCAGAGGTTGAGGTGTCATGGGAAGACGCATTTCCCGGTTCAACATTCGCCAACAGCGAAATCGTCGACGCCGAGATCGTGCCCGCTGAACCAGCACCGACCGGCAACCGACCGGCAGCATCAGCGAAGCAACTCAACATGATCCGCGCTATCGCCCGAGGCCAAGGCATTGAAGGCGACGACCTGAAAGCCCTGTGCTCAGGCATCGTGGGCTACGAAGTCAGCATCCTGTCAGCCCTGTCCATCAACGAAGCATCCAAGGTCATCGACCACTTGAAGGCAGGTGAGAAGTGAAGTTCTTCGTTCGCTACCACACGCCCGAATCAGAGATTCGGTTGATGCGTCGCACCCTTCTCGAATGCTCGCACGTCATCGACCAGTTGCACGCCGACAAGAAAGAACTGCTCATGCGAGGCAACCGACTCGTCGATGCCCTCGATACGAACGACGGCACCATCCCCTCGGCATGGAAAGTGTCGAACGCCGTAGCCGCATGGCGCGAGTTTGCGGGGGTCGCCAAATGAGTTCGTTTTACCAGTTATGGGAATCGTCGGTGCCCCGAACCTGGGTGGAACAGGCCAAGTGCAAGGGTCTTGACCCCGAACTATTCATGCCAGAGCCAGGCGGGAACGCTCGAGCCGCCAAAGCAATCTGCAACGGACGCCCTGCGACAAGCCGCGACCCAGGCGATGCCCCGTGCCCCGTCCGACAGGAATGCCTGGACTATGCGATCCAACTCCCACCGCCCGTGTACGGCGTGTGGGGCGGCAAGTCCGAGCGGGAACGGCGAGACATCAAACGCGAAACCAAAGTGCAGGTCCAGAAACGCTTCTTTCACGGCACCCGCCAAGGGTACGAAGAACACCGGCGCCGAGGCACCCCGCCCTGCGACGCCTGCAAGGAGGCACACAAAGTCGACGTACAGGCATGGAGAGACCGGCGCCGTGACGACTTGACGATGCCCGCATTGAAGCATCTCGTACGATTGGTGCATGCCGAAAATGCACGGGCACCACGAACTGCCGTCTGAAGCCGACTGCGACACCTGCGGCACCGCCGTAGCACCAGTCAGGCGACACAACTTCCATCCACAAACAGGCACCGTGACCTGCGACAACTGCCACGAAACCGAACAAAGCTACAGCAAATTCCGAAGGGACTGGGAATGACAAACGTCATCGAGCTGCCGCTCACATTTAGATCATCCGACCCAACAACCAGCCGACAAGCACCCGACAAGCCCAAGCGCACCAGCCAGGTCTACCGCCTGCTTGAGGTCTACTGCCTGAACGATGTCACCGACGAAGAAGCCGTCGGCCTGCTCGTCAACCGGCCACTTACCCTCGCAGACGAAGGGCTACGCCGCCGCTGCTCCGACCTTCGTGCCCTGGGCTGGATCGCACCAACCGGCGACACCCGACTCAACCAGTCGGGGCGCCAACGCATCGTGTGCACCATCACCGAAGCAGGACGAGATGCCTGGATGGAACACCAGAATGGGTGACCCCATAGTCCAACTGATCTTCGCGGCCTACATCACCGCCGTACTTATCTCAATCTGGAAAGCATTCCGATGACCCAACCAACATACGGCTCCCTATTCTCGGGCGTCGGAGGCTTCGACCTAGGGTTCGACCGAGCAGGCTACGACTGCCGTTGGCAAGTCGAATGGGATGCCCATTGCCAGCAAACCCTCGCCCACCATTGGCCCGAAGTACCACGCCACGGCGACGTGCAGGAAGTCAAAGGCGACCTGCTCGAGCCAGTCGACACCATCATCTACGGATCACCCTGCCAAGACCTGTCAGTCGCAGGCAAACGCAAAGGCATCGAAGGTGGCCGATCATCCATGTTCTTCGAGTCAGTACGAATCTTCAAGGAGATGCGCGATGCAACAAATGGAACTTTTCCCCGAATCACCATCTGGGAGAACGTCCCCGGAGCTCTCAACAGCAACCAAGGAGCCGACTTCGGAGCGGTACTCGCAGCGTTGGATGACATCGGGGCTGTGGCGCAATGGTGGAATGTGCTGGATGCACAGTTCTTCGGAGTCCCCCAACGGCGTCGACGAGTGTTCCTCGTCTCTGTCTTCGATCCTGCAATCGCCCAACGAGTCGGACCTAACCAAATACTTGCTGTCGGCACGGGCCGCCGAAGGAATTCTGCGAAGGTCAAGCAACAGAGGGAAAGCGCTCCCGCCCTTGCTGGAGAGAGCATTGAATGACGTGGTTCGTGAAGCGTCGTCGAGCACAACACCCTGACGACTACGAAACCTGGCAGCAGGGGGGGGTGTCACCAACATTGAACGCATTCGACAACACCGGCGACAGCCGAGCCACCGTCATCGTATTCCAACCAGGGCAAATGATCCGTCTCGGTGGCGGAGTATGGGAGAACATCGTGCCAACACTTCGAGCCGAATCCAAACGGGGCGACAACGAACCCCACATGGTTATCTTCACCGCGCAACGCGTCGGTGAACCGCCCAGAATCTATGACGACACCACCCCATCGCTACTCAGCCGCATGGGCACAAGAGGAAACAACGTCCCCATGATCGCCACCAATGAACCAATCGCATTCGACTCCAACGCCAGCGGATCATTCAAAGTCCACGCCGACGGTCAATCGCCGCCGGTCAAAATTGGATCAGCTCTCGGCATCCCGTCGCCCCCCGCAGTAGCAATCCCAATCCAAGACGGGCGAGACATGGAAAAACGCCAGAATGGACTTGGCATTGGCGACGAAGGTGGCCCGTCATACACCCTCGACCAAACAGGCGCACAAGCCGTGGCCTACGACGAATACAACGACACCATCAACCCCGACATCCACCATGCGATTCGTGCAGGGACCAAACAGTCCACGGGAGTCATCTCCGACACGGTCGTCCGACGACTCACCCCACTCGAATGCGAGCGTCTCATGGGATGGCCCGACAACCACACCCTCCACCGCGCAGACGGCAAAACCAACAGCGACAGCACCCGCTACAAAATGTGCGGCAACGGAGTAGCCAGCCCCGTAGCCGAATGGATCGCCCGCCAACTACTACCGTTGCTGACATGAGTCAAACCTGGAGATGCCCCAAATGCACAACAACAATTACGACCCACGTACAACTCTCGGCGCCACCCACATGCGGTCGACATACTGGGAAGACCGCCGTCGAGATGCGGGTCTTGCCCAAGCCGTCGGGGAACGAATCATCTACGGAACCTGGATCGTCGGACTGACATCCATCACCCTGTCAGCCGTCTACAAACTCGTCAGAAAGATCGCCAAGTGACCCGCAACCGAATCAACATTGACCTTGACCCCGCGCTGGACGGATGGCTGACCACGACAGCAACAGTCGTCGGGTGCAGCAAGACCGAAGCCGCTCGAGCACTCCTGACCTACACGCAGGCCAACCAGCCGCCGTCCGAGACGCTCAGGCGGATTGCGGCTGAACACCATCTAGAAGCGAATCTGGCGCGGAGCCGGAGCCAAACCGCCCGCCATCAGGCTCGACGAGAATCATTTCCACAACATCAGCCTGACTGACCTCGGCCACCGGATTCAGCATCCCTAAAGTCTGACGGACCCACAGGTCGGTCGTATGGCCCAGCCACTTGGCGATCACCGGAATCGGGACACCGCGCTCCGCCTGCCGTTTCACCGCATAGCGGCGTAGGTCTTGCACCGTGATTGGACGGCCACACGCTTCTCGAGCCAACACCCCCAACGCCTCCGCCACATACTTCCCAGTCAGCGACGGCCCCATCGGTGAAGTCGGAGCAAACACAGCCGCCAACCCCAACGTCACAACCTCGAGACGCCCATCGACCGGCACCTCGCGCCGATTTCCACGCCGCGACACCACCTTCACAAGCGTACGCCCCTCCCAAGTACGAATGTCCGTCGACCGAACTCGCATCGCCTCGGCCACATCCAGCCCGCCATAGGCCACCATCCCGGCGACCCACTCCCAACGCGGCCCCTTCTTCGCCGCCGCATCCATCAGCAAACCCAACTCCGACTCCGTCGGGATCACGACCCGAGACATGGATCGCACCCGCTTCGGCAACTTCACATTGCGGAACCCGTGCCCTTTGATGACACCCTCGGCTAACAACGCATCAAACCAGCGCGTCACCCCCGAATACCTCGACAGCACCGACGACGACGTGTACTGCATCTCGAGCCACTCCGAGAAAAGCTGAGCGTTCAACGCCGACCCGTCGAGCGCATGCACGCCATGAGAGTGGCACCACCGTTGCCATGTGACAATGTCTTTCTTGTAGCGACGCCGAGTATGGACAGAGGGTTGAGAACCCAAGAAACGTGCCGTCACGGACCTTACAGTCGCCATAAACAGAAATTATCACCGAACCGGCGCTGAACAGCGCATCGAAACACCGGTCGAATCGCACGCCAAATTTTTCGGTCGAATCGCACGCCAAAATTGCCCACACTCAGGGCTTTTGGGGTTTTTCGTGGGGTGCCGGTGCTCCAGCTGCGCTGGCTCGAGAATGCAAAAAGACCACCACCGAACACCCGTTCGACGAACAGATGTTCGATGGTGGTCGATGCCGTCGACCGTCAGAGGTTCGGCCCGTCGATCACCCCCACCCGATACCCCGAGGCGAACGCTTCAACGATGGCGACCAGTTCGGCCAAGGTGTCGGCGTTCGGTAGACCGATCACAGCCCACCGACTGCCAGCCCCCCCGATCCGCTCCACCCAAAACCCCCAACCTGCACCGCTTCGACCATGTGCCCAACGCCAACCCGAAGGGGGAGCAGGCAACAGCCGAACGATGATCGGAAGACAGCCCGACCCGTGCCGATGGTTCGCGTCCCCACCAGAACAAGCAGGAAGACGGTACACATCAACCACGCCGACCGCCTCGATGAACAACCAAAGCGACAACGACCAGGCCGACGATGGGCACAAGTGCCCACCAAGTACCGCCCGAAGTCGAACAGGTCATTAGGAAATCATCGGGACACGGTGCGCCGATCATTCGATCACCGCCACCCATTCGTCACGATCACCACGGGTAACCATGATGTCAGCCGTCGATCCCCGAGGATCACCGAAGACACGCCAACCGCCGATGAACTTATTCACCCCGTCAGGATCAGCGAAAGCGACCGCCTCCCGAAGTGTGGCGACCTGCTTACCGAAACGCACTTCGGCCCTATCCATCCGTCGCTGCAAATCTTCGCCCCACTTCTCCAACCGTTCAGAAGTGGCGTAAGGACGATCAACCCAAGTCGGCCCGTTGCATTCTTCCTCTGTGAGTCGCTGAATCGTGACCGCAGTCCGAGCCAACAATCCGCACACATCCCGTACATGTTCGGACACAGGTACACCACGGCGAGCCAACTGCAACGCCAACACATCACCTCGGGCCGTCATCACTTCACTTCCCAAGTCGACGGAACCAACCAAGACCCACGCTCGCCACAATCAACAACGAACGCAGGCAACTCGGTCGGGTCGATAGCGAGACTGATGCCGTCAATCACAACAGGTGACGAATCGAACTTCTCGATGACGACACCTTCCAATAGTTCCCCGTCACCATCGACCCGAAACATCATCGTTCGGTCTTCTTCCTGTTGTTGTGAATCTACGATTGAATCGACAAACAGCCGAGAAACCGACACACGCCACGAACCCGAAAACCCAACAGCCCCGCCCAATTCGTGACAACGAACCACAAGCGCAACAAACGCCACAGCATCCGAAAACACGCTAAAAGATTCCTGCCATTCATTAGCGACAGAGTCGGCCCAAGACACAACAAAACCCGACCCAGCCCGCGTAATGCTGATCCCTAAATGGGCCAACATTGCGCCACTATCGGTTTCTTCTTCTTGCTGCGAGCTGGCGAACGCATCCAAAGCAAACGCCGACTGACTCAACAACTCGCCCAACTCATCAGCCTGCCCATCGGCAAGGTCTCTGAGGTGGTCGGCGAGTTCACGAAGCGTGAACCGTTGCATTACTTCCCCTTTCATAAAGTCGATGCCCAGCGCATCGACAGCGTGTGCCCGTGAATCGAACACGGACTACCCCCACCAGGGGCCACACCACTAGCGACTAACCGACCTGCGTGCACTCTCCGCAGTTACTGCACCAATACCAGTCACCTAATTGCGACTCATCGTCGTACTCATGAACCCATTCGTAAAGGTGGCACTGGCACTCAGTGGCCTCGTTGTCGGTATCCATCACTTCACCCCACGAAACGAACAAGAGCACGGGTATTCCTTGCCGTTGTAGACCTTGTGCCCGACACCGACACACCAAGCGCACAAAGCATCAGCAACAAACGCCGACACCTTGCCCCAGTCGATGCCATCAGCAGACAGACCAAGAGCCACCAACACTTCACCAACAGCCGACACAATGGCCGATTCACGATCACCGTCGGGGCTAATCGAATTGTGGACGATTACGAAATCATCGCAACGATCATCGGAGACATACAGCCCCACGGTCACCGAGCCTTCGTGAAAATCGTCGGAGTCACCGTAACGGCTCAACACATCACCACTAGAAACCATCAGATAAGAACCATCAGACAAAAGACAGTCATAGGCGTAGCAACCACCCCCCGTATGCGACAGATTCCAAACACCCAGCCCCAAACGATCCAGACCCCGTTCAATAGCCGAACCCGAATCGTGCGCCGAATCCTCGTTCTCGATTTCAGGCGACCAACAGACGAACTTCATCTCAGGTCGAAGGAACCACGACGAACCAAACATGAACACCCCTTCAATAAGGCCGACCCCCAGCGGATCGACACCACTACTCTAGCCAACAGATAACCCCCGAACAGGGATCGGACACGCCGCAACCCCCACCCGACGAGAAGAATGCACCACCTCGCACGATCACAGAGCGACCCTGTCGGGAAGCACGCCAGCCGATAGGCGAACCAGGGCAAAACCCCCGATAGCCCTACTCGATGGCCGTAGACCCTCATCGCGTGTGGCTGTCTGCCTGGCGATCCGCGTCGACTATGGCCCTACACCTAGGCCGCATTTCGTCATGACGAATTAGGTGCGCCTAACAATCCGTCGATGTCCCCCCTGCCCCACCCGTACATGTGTTCGTCGAACACCAGTTCGGTACGCCACCTCGAGCCTGGCCCTGCCCGACACCGGCCCCTACCCCCCCGCCACACCCCAAGGGGGGTCCCCAGCCCCCACCTCCCACTACTCATTCCCGTATTTTTTGACCTTCGTAGTGTGGGTGTGGGACTGTGCAGTGTGGTGTGTTGTCTCCCTGCGGGGCTTCGAAGGTCAAGGTCAAGGGACGCTCCCGACGGAGTCGGGTTGACGGCAACCCTCGCTGTGCGTGGGTGGACGCTCCCGCCTCGCTGCGCTCGTTGGGTTGCGACTTCGCCGTTCGGCTCGTCGCCTCGGGTGCTCTGATACAGGTCAGAGCTACCTTTCCTCCCGTTGGCGGCCCTACGCCGTACCAACTGCCGGACCTTGACGATGTCCACTCGTTGTATTTGTTATTTCAGCATCACCCTCGACTTACGCCTAAGCACTATCCATGCGACTGTGGGGTGATTTGGGCGACGAGGTTATGAAACCCTTTCAGGTTACGGTCCCTTCGCTCCTGGCTGAACAGGCTTACTGCGGGCTGCGACCACCCTGTATGCCGCTTCCCAGCGGGAGGGATCGTCTTCAACTGACACGCTGAAGAACTACATACCGCGAACATACCATGCCCGTGGTACTGTCGGCTGTGAAAAGGGGTGTGTATGACAAAAGTAGAACAGTTGATGGAGTCTGTCTCCAAACTTGGCAACGACATGCTCGTCGCACAAGCTCGAGCCGCATTAGAAATCGACGGCCATGATCCGACACCAGAGTTCTGTAAGGCCGCATTCATCGCCGCTGCCCACATTGACGAGCTGGCTCGACGCGCTCACGACGCCGGAACATTGAACGGCAACGAAATGTCAGCCTGTACAGCGGTCGCCGGACTCTCCATGCAAATCTGGGCCACCCTCCACGACATCCTCACAGGAAAGATTGAGCTGTGAGACGGCGCAAGAAACATCTTCAATACAGCCCCGAGGTACTTGACCTGCATCAGCGTCTATTGGCCCAAATCGAGGACTTGAACGCCCTCGTCGCCAAACAGGCCGCCACCAATCAGGAATTATGGAAACTTCTAGATCACTACTCGCGTCCTGACGTTCCTAAAGAAAAACCTGCTAGAAACCCTATGGTCGCCAGAAAAGCGCGAAACACGCTGTTCTTCATAACAACCTGCGCTTATTGCGACAGATCAGGTGGAGATGTTGACCCCGACGGGAAACAATGGCACATGGATCACATCAAACCCCTGGCACTAGGGGGAGAGGATTCATTGAGCAACGTCGTCAAAGCGTGCAGGTATTGCAATCTAGTGAAAGGCGCACGGGAGATTCTTCCTAGAAACGGCACGATGAAAGCCGACGGAACACGTTATTACCGTCCCCAGAAACAGAATGTTGCGTAATGGCCGCCCGTAAGGTGTGGAAAGACGCCGACGACATTGTTGACGGCATCGAAGGACGCAAACCACACGCTCCCAGACCCCCAAAACTGGTAGTTGACGCCATCGACGACCTCCCTGTGATGACCAAAGGGGAGAAAAAAGAGATCGAACGCGCCAAACGGGCCGCCGACATCGAAGAATCGCGGGTCCGAAAGCAGCTGGAACGCGAAGAACAGAAGAAACGAGCCGACCAACTCAAGGTCATGGGTGAGGAACTGCTCGCTCGAGGTGTCGCATCACGCGAAATCCTCCCCAAACTCGCCCAATCCATCATCGTTGACCTCGGATTACGGATCGCGGCAGGCGAATGGGAAATCAAATCAGCCGAGGAAGCTACCAAGGTCGCCAAAATCTGGTATGACGTGCTCCGTTTAGAGATGGGTCAGGCCACAACCATCCAAGAACAGCGTGTCGGCAGCCCCGAAGACCGCCTGTCCCGCCTCGAGGAACTCAAAATTGAGGCGAAACGCCGTGTCGAAGCCGGATTGCGTGCCATTGGGGACGGTTCAGGGTGAATTTGCTGTCAGATGACGAATTTGTCCAGTTATCTGCTGCCGAACAAGACGAATACCTACGTCTACTCGAGGCAGACCTGTCTGCATGGCGGCTGACCGGCAACATACGGCAGGAACGCGCCCACATTCTCGTCGGCAAAACAGATTGGCTGCTTTACGGCGGTGCTGCAGGTGGCGGCAAGTCCGAACTGCTCGCCTACCACGCCCACGAATTGTCCACTAAATACCCAGGACACCGTGCGCTGCTCATCCGAACCGCCCTACCCGAGCTACGCCGGTCGCTCATCATCCGATCCCAAGTCAGATACGCCCAACTTGACGTATCCGCCCAGCTGCGATCCATCGACAACGTCAAAGCTTGGTGGTACGACAACGGCTCCATCATCGAATACGGCTACTGCTCCCGAGACGAAGACGTAGGCCAGTTCATGTCAGCCGAATACGACTTCATCGGTTTCGACGAAGCCACCCAATTCACCCCCTACCAGATGCTGATGATCTCCGGCCGACTTCGCACCAGCCGCAAAATGAGCCGACTAGGCGTCCGAACCCACGTCATGTTCGCCACCAACCCTGGGGATAAAGGCCACACGTTCCTCTACAAGATGCTGGTCCAACCCACCAACAACGGCCAATACGCCGTCGTCTACGACGTACGCGAAGGCTTCGAGAACCCCGACATCGTCCGTCGCGTCGAACTACCAGACGACAACACGGAACTCGCCAAGATTGACATCCCCCACGACCCCAACGACCATCTGGTCGTCGCTTTCGTCCCCAGCACCGTCGACGACAACCCCCACATCGACCCCACCTACAGGAAGCATCTCTCCATGCTTCCCGAAATCGAACGCAAACAAAAACTGTTAGGCGACTGGGACACATTCACCGGCCAGTATTTCTCCGAATTCCGCCGCGACCAGCATGTCGTCACCCCATTCACCATCCCCGCCGAATGGCCCCGCTACCGCGGAATCGACTTCGGAACCGCCAACCCGTACTGCTGCCTATGGGGAGCATGGGACCCTGCAACAGGCATCTGCTACGTCTACAGGGAGGACTACACCAAAGGACTCACCGCCGCCCAACAAGCAGGCCGAGTCAAAGAACTATCCAAATCTGACGGCAAACCCGAATCCGTCATCATGACCGCCATCGACCCCTCCACCTTCTCCAACGTCGCCGGACTCGGATCAACGGTCGCCTCCGTCTACAACAGCCTCGGGGTGCCAGTCTCCAAAGCCAAAAACGCTCGAGTCTCAGGCTGGCAAAACGTACGCCGATACCTCCAACCTAGTGAGGACACCGGAATACCCAAATTACAAATTTTTGCAAATTGCGAGCACCTGCTCCGCACGCTGCCCGCTATGCGCCACGACAAAACACAGGTCGAAGACATCGACACCGACGACGAAGACCACGCAGTCGACGCACTCCGATACCTGCTATCGTGCCGCCCATACGTCGAAATAACCCGCCGTCATAAAACGACGATGCAAGGGGCCGAAGGAAGGGTACAGAAATTCATGGACCGTCTCGACAAGTCTGCACGAAAGCGCCGTTGGTGACATGCGAATCGTCGACAACTACAACTACCTGCCCGGATGCTGCTGGATTTGCCGCGGCGTCTCCAAACCCATCATCGACCTCGAAATTGACCTTGATGGCGTCAATTCCCCCGATGACCCCAACCCGTCAGCCATCACCCGCCTTTACATTTGTGCTGATTGCGCTATCGAACTTGGCCGACAAATGGCCCCACATCGTTCACTGGAAATCGTTCGAGCTGGCGAACTTGCCCAAGCAAACCGAGTTGCCAACGAACTAGCCGCCCGCGCCGAAACCGCAGAGACACAACTCGAGAACATCGCCTCCGCAATCGCTGGTGTAGCATCGCGTCGCGGCGAGACGGCAGGCTCGACGCACGTTCCCGACGAGGGTGGTTCCGAGCAGCCTCTTACCGAGAGCGCCGACGCTTCACCCCTTCGGCGTCGAGGACGCCCTCGTCGGGAACAACCCACAGCCCCCGTCGAAGAAATCAACACCGACTTCGTGGGTGACCTGTGATCGTCGCAACCATCGCCACCAACATCACCCTGTTCGCCCTGTGCATAGTGCTACTCGTCGAGAACCGTCGCCTGACTAACCTTGTGATAGCGAAAAACCCAGAAACTGTCCTTGCAGCCGAAAGGGTCAACAAGCAGAAAAAGGAACGCAGAAACGACGACAAGCCCCACTCCGCGTGGGCCAACCCGAGTGAGGCAGTAGGACCGTGAACGAGTGGACACCACCGGAACCACAGAAAGTCATCGAACTGTGGAACAAAGCCGACACCTACCTGCTCAAGGAGCGTCGTGACTATTGGATGAACGCCAGCTACTACGCTGGCCTTCAGTGGATTTGGTGGGATTACACCCGCAACATCGTCCAAGAACTGGACTACAACACCGACTACGAAAAGTTCACGCGCATCACCGTCGACAAGTTCGGCCCGCGTGTCACCAACCTCGTAGCCCGCATGACCCGCTCGCCGCTCGTCTGGGAAGTCGAACCGTCAGGCATCGACGACTCCAACCTGCGTCGCCAGCGTCTCCAGGAACAGTTGCTGCTGTCCGAATCATACGAACAGCATTGGGACGACATTCGTGAAGAATCCCTGCTCCAAACCCTGTTCGGTGGCGTAGCTGCCATTTCAGTCGACTGGGACCCTGATCTTGGCCCGACCGCCGCAATCGACCCGGTCACCAACATTGCGATCCCCACCGGCGGTGTATCTATCACTCCGCTGTGTATTTCCGAATTCACGCTCGAGCCTGGCTCCGCAGACGAATTCGCATCGCGGTACTGGATCAAGTGTGTCGCCATGCCGCCCGAGCAAGTCAAGGAAAAGTACAAGCTTGATTGGCTTCCGGCACCGGACGCCGAAGCGGCGCTCTCATCGCGGCATCGCACCCTTCTCACCCGCCGTCCCCAGGGTCAGCCGCCGCGTTTGACATTGGTGTACTGCTACTACGAACGGCCCACCGAAACCACACCCGGCTGTGTGATCCATGTCGTCAACGGCAAGCAGGTGTATGGATACGGCGACGGTGGCGCAGGCTGGCCGTTCCCGTTCACCCATCTCAACATTGCGCTTGGCAAGCAGCGTCGCATCCCGCGCACCTGGGTCGGCCACACGCTTCTGTCCCCAGCACGCGACATCCAGTACGCCTACAACCGTGCCCGCTCTACCATCCTCGAGCACATGCGAAAGGCCGCTAACGCACGCCTCATGGTGCCCGTTGGCTCTATCGAAGACTCCGACACCGTCACCACCGACCCGGCCGACATCCTCGAATACAACGCCGAAATCGGTGAACCGCATTGGCAGATGGCACCCGACGTGCCGCGTTGGATCAGCAACGAAGCCACCCAGCTGGAAATGGAGATGGACGACATCTTCTTCACCCACTCGGTATCTCGAGGTCAAGCCCCCGGCGACCGCAACTCGGGCCTCGCCCTGTCGGTGCTCGCAGAAAAGGACGACACGCCGCTCGGCCCGATGGCCCGCAACCAATCACAGTTGTGGAGCCGCGTCGGCAAGATGACGTTGCAGTTGTACCGCGCCTACGCCGAACAGTCCGGCATGGTTCGCACACAAACCCTCACCACCCCGCAGGGCAACACGATCCAGTTCGCCTGGTCAGCAGACGACATCGACGACAACCCGCAGGTCAAAGTGCCGTTGGACGCCACCGCACCACGCTCCAAGATCGCCACCCAGTCGGTGCTCACCAGCCTGGCCGACAGGTTCCCGCAGGCATTCGCCAACGCCGATCCGCTCGCCTTGGCACGCATGCTCGACCTGCCCGACCCCAAGGGCTACCTGGCAACAATGGACGCCGACATCGCAAAGGCCGAATGGGAAAACGGACTGCTTATGCAGGCCACCCCAGTCATGCCCGCCACGTTCGACGACCATGCCAAGCACATCGCCCAGCACAACAAGGAGCGCAAAACCGCTGCCTACGAACTGGCGTCAGCCGACGTGCGTCAAGCCATTGACCTGCACATCCAGGCCCACGAAACCCTCGCAGCAGAAGAAGCCGCCCAGCAGCTTCAACTCATGCAACAGATGCCAGGGGCGCAAGCCCTGCCGCAAGCCAACGAGCCGCCCGGTTCGATGGTTCCCCAACCCCAGCTCGGAGCAGCTGGCCCACAGGAGATGATGCCCCAATGACAGACTTCACCCCCGAGGCGCAGGTGGATGCCGCGCCGACAGGTGACGCTGCGCCTGCCGAAACCGCCGTCGACTGGAAAGCCAAGTACGACGCAGAAGTACAGGACCGAGTCAAGGAACGGGAACGGTACAAACCGATTGCCCAATCGTTCGGAAACCTGCACCCCGACGACGCTCGAGCCATTCAGGACTTCGTGAAGGCATACGCCACCGGAGACACCGAAACCGCCACCCGATGGATGATCGACAACGCCCGCACCCTCGCCGGAGACAGATTCCAAGAATTCGTCTCACCGGCCCAGCAGGCTGCCATCACCCAGCAGGCCCAGATCGACGGGGCCGCCCAGGGACTCACCCCGCAGGCCGTCGAACAGATGGTCAACCAGCGGATCGAACAGTTCCAGATGCAGCAGGCCCAGGCGTACCACGAACAGCAGATTGAGCAGACCCTCGTCCAGGCTGGCTACCAGCCCGACTCGGCCATCGCTACCGCAGCCATCGTCGCCGCGTCCAAGCGCCCCGACCTTGACCTGAACGCTGCCATCCGTGAAGTCGAAGACGAACTGATCCAGCGGGCCTCCGCCATCGCTCAGCGACGCGCCGAAGCATCACAGGCAATGGGTGCCCCCATCGCCAACGGTGTCACCGCCGTGAGTCAGGTCGGCCAGGCAATGTCGCCGCGTGAACGCGCACTCGCACGTCTCGAGGCCAACGGACTGTAATGGTTGCATGACACCACAACATGTGGTGTATGCTGACCGCTAGTGGCCGGATAGCCACTACATACAGCGACCGCACAACAAAACACCGGATGGTGTAGTGGCGATTGCCGGACGGCACGTTCAGGTTGCGTTCAACAAATCAGCAGACCACGACCAAGGAGCAACAATGCCCGCAAGTTTGTCAACGGTCGATGCGATCCTGAAGGACGACTACAAGGATTTCCTCGACAACCTCAACGAAGCCAACTTCATCCTTTCGCAGATTGAAACGCGCAAGGACACCGTCCAGGGCCGTATCGCCCGCCACGCCGTGCACTTGGGACGTTCGTCCGGTGTCGGCGCTCGCGCTGAGAACGGCACCCTCCCGACCGCAGGAAACCAGGCGTACGCCACCGTTCCGGTGCCCGTGCGCTACGTCTACGGACGTATCCAGCTGTCGGGTCCGACCATCCGCCAGGCCGTCTCGGATCGCGGCGCGTTCATCGACGCCCTCGACGCCGAAATGGAAGGCATCAAGAAGGACGCAATGAAGGACGTGAACCGTCAGCTGTGGGGCACCTCAAACGGTGTCATCGCACAGTGCGGCACCACCTCGTCCAGCACCACCGTCGTTCTGGCCTCCACCACCGGCTCGACCGCCCTCCGCCAGTTGTTCTTCGACGGCGGCATGGTTGTCGACATCGGAACGGTCGCAGCCCCGACCACGGTCGCCTCGGCCCGTACCGTCACCTCGGTCGACGAGTCGGCCAAGACCATGGTCATCTCGGGTGCCGCTGTCACGACCTCGTCCAGCCACTACGTGTTCCGTAGCGGCGCAGGCGGAGCGTCCAGCAACACCGGCCAGCCCGGCGACGGCCAGGTCGAACTCACCGGCCTCCAGACCATCGTCGACGACACCGCGATCCTTCACACGATCAACCCGTCGAGCCAGCCCAAGTGGAAGGCATACGTGAACTCGAACTCGGGAACCAACCGTTCGATCACCGAGTCCCTCATCACCGGCTCCATCATGAAGGTCCTCACCAACTCGGGCAAGAAGCCCAGCCTGTTGGTGTCGGCCGAAGGCGTCAACCTCGCCATCAGCAACCTGCTCCTCTCCCTCAAGCGGAACATGGAGCAGACCCAGCTGAAGGGTGGCTACGCAGGCATCCAGTTCTACAGCCCGTCGGTTTCCGGCAAGGGCGATGAGGCACCGACGGCGCTCTACGCCGACTTCGACTGCCCGAACAACCGCCTGTACGGCATCAACCCCGAGGTGCTCGTTTACCACCAGGTCGGCGACGGATTCCAGTTCATGGACCTCGACGGCGCGGTGATGAACCGCAAGCCCGACCTCGACGCCTACGAGGCCACGCTCTACATGTACGGCGAACTCGCCTGCAAGCAGCGCAACGCCCACTTCGTCATCAAGGACATCACCGAGGTGACGATCTGACATGGCGGCTTCCAGCTCAATCACCTGGGCGTCGGAAGTCCCTGGCACACGCCGCGAAGTGCGTGGGTCGGTTACCTTCGACTCGTCTTACCCGACGGGCGGAGAGGCTGTCACCCTCGCGCAGCTCGGCCTGACCCGCTTGGACTGGCTGTCGGTCGAAACGACCGACGGCTACGTCCCGGCATGGGATGGTTCCACGTCTTCACCGAAGATCAAGTTGTTCTGGGTCGACACGACCACAGACGGCGCAGCGCTGGCACAGGTTCCGTCAACGACCGACGTTTCGGCAGTCGTTGTTCGCTTCCACGCAACCGGCGCCTGATCCCAACAACAACACACGGCACGCAGGGTCGGTTACCTTCGGGTGACCGGCCCTGCTGTCTACAATGGGCAACATGATTCGCGCAGCAGACCTGATGGGAAATGTCCAGGGCGGAGGCCAAATGGCTGAAGTGTCCTGGGATGTCTACGACATCGCCACACGCATCCAAAAGGGCGACGAATCGGGCTGGCGGGGCGACCCGTCAGCATCGCTGATGTTCAACCCCATCGCCCAACGGTTCGAGGTGTGGATGGTGGATGCCATCGGAGAGCCATACATCGCTTGCACCCACACCCGCTGCGACCACACCCTCATCACAAAACTGATCGAAGGTGACTGGCAAAAGGGCAAGCAACTGCACGAAGACCTGATGAAGCGCAACAAGGCCATCCGCGACAAGCACGAAACCGAGGAACGGGACAAGCGGCTCGAGTTGGCCGACAAGCTCCATTGGGCACTCATTCAAGACGTTGGACACCTGGATGGCGGCAACCGGCGCCAATACAGCATGGCAAAGAAAGGCAAGTAATGGCTACATACAGCGTCAACACAGCCAAACACGCCGTCCTGACACCCTCTACGGTCGACACCGTCAACCTTGCCAACCCGGCATCGTTCATCCTGGTATCCAACCGCACCACCTCAGGCGACCCGATCTTCTTCACTTTCGGTGACGCAACCAAAGGTGTCGCCACCCCAACCATCTCAGGCGACGACACCTATGTCGTCACCATCGGAATGACTGTCAGCCTGCCCGGCGACGGCACCAGCCCGCAAGTCAAACTGATTTCCAACAGCGCACAGGCATACAGCATCCAGGTCGTCTGATGAACCGCGGCGAACTCCGAACAGAAATCAAAGACCGCCTCGCCATCCCATCAACAGGTGACGGTCTGATTACTGACTCGTATGTGAATTCGTCGATCAACAACGCCCTAAGCCGCATCTCGGCCGAACGCGACTGGTGGTGGCTGTCAGGAACAAGCACCCCAGTCTTCTCCACAACCACCGGTTTCGCCACCCTGCCATCCGACTTCATGCGAGCACAACAGCTCGTCATCAACGGAGCCGTCGCCCAAGCCGTCCCCTTCGAGACATACCTCGACGCCGACTCCAGCGATGTCGGCAACGCCTGGGTGATCTACGGCAACAACATCGCCCTCTGGCCCATCCCCTCCACCTCACCGACGGCCACGTTCTACTACTTCCGTAACGAGCCAACCCTGTCAGCCGACGGGTCAACGCCGCTCATGCCTGCGGTCTACCACTACAGCATCTGCTCATACGCCGCCTACCTATGCGCTGCCCGACGCCAAGACGAAACCCGTGCCTCGCTGTACCTGCAGGAATACGGCAACTGGCTGAAGACGATGAATGACGACAACCGGACGACAATCCAGAAGCGAATCAAGTTCAACCGCACCACCGACTACGCCGTCTGGGAGTAGCCGATGGGCAGCTTCGTCATCACCTATGACAACTTTACCGGCGGCCACTACATGGGCGACCGGTCAACCGAACTTCCCAATAACACATGGAAAGGCACAAATGCCATCCTTTCCGTTCGAGGCGACCTGGTTCCATCCGGAGTCAAAGAACTAGCGTCCATCGCCGCACCAACCCCACCGTCGGGGACATGGACATACGCACAAGTCCACGGATCATTCGCATTCAACGTCAAAGTCCTCATCAACGTCGTCTCCTACTACGGCACATCCTCCTCGGCCGGCCGTCTTCACGCCATCTACATGGACGGATCGTCGCCAACAGCAACGACTTACAGCCTTACCGGACGACCTGACGGGCGTGTCTCATTCGACAATGTTCGCACAGGAACCAGCACCGAAAAGTATTTCACCTACATCAACGGCGTAAACGGCGACATTCGCCAATGGTCGTGGAACACCGGACTTGACACCCTCGTTGTCGCCAACCCATTCTCCACCACAATCCCAGCAGACCTCGTTCAAGTCGGAAGCCGACTCGTTTCCTGGTACAACAACAAACTGTTCTACTCTGGTGCGCTCGACGCCGCCACCTGGTCAACAACCACTCAATACTACGAATTCCCTGACCTCATCACCGGAGTGTTCCCACGGTCAAACGACTTCATCGTCACGACAGTCGGAGCGGTCTACAGCGTTACAGGCGTTCTAGGCGAATCCATCAACATCCAACCCATCATCCCGAACGACAACGTGCGCGGAGGATTCCGCAAAGCAGTTATCGACAACCGCGTCGTCTATCTGCTCGACGAGGGCGTATCAGCACCGGGATACGCAGACGGCGTGATCTACGCGCTGAACGGTGCATTCATCGAACAAGCCGCCTACCTCGACCAAAACGATGTAATGGCTACCGCTGGATACAAAAACACGGCTGAACAGTTTGTGCTGGGCATGGGCCAAAATAACAACTTGATTTGCTGGTCCCGAGAAGGCACAGCATGGGCACGCCAAGCCAACAACACCTGGGCGCGATTTACATACGACGCCGCGAACATGAGCACCAGTTATTACATCCAAGCCCAAGTGGCGACCCCGGTCGGCTACAAAAACACGGTGCCACAAAACGAATACTTCATGGTGAGTTACCTGGACACCAGCCTAAACCTGCGAATGGTTCGGTACATCCACAACTTCCCACAACCAAACTCCGCCGACTACGAATTTACTAGCAGCCCCACAAACCAAGCTGCAGCGTCAGCAACAGTCGACCTGGCCGAATACTGGCATTCCAAGCCCATGGTCGTACGCGAAGTCATCATTGAAGCCGGATTTGACACAACAGCCAGCCTCAATCTGTCCGGCAACGCCACAATTCAGCCGTTCATCAAACCAACAGGAATTATCGACAAAGGCCCAAACGACACCGGCGGCTACGTCTCATCAACACAAACAATTACCCAGGCCATCTCGGGAATCACGGCCGATAACAGCAACGCGATTTACCGATTCAAAATCAACGACGCTGGACGCGGCTACGGCTTCTACCCGCGCATCACCTGGCAAGGATGCCGCATCAGGCGTGTCATCTGCATTTGTGAGGACTAATGCCGTTCCGCTACACCTATCGAGGCCAAGACCTAACCGACCTTCCCAAAACCTCCCAAGACCTGATTGAGAACCGAGACACGGAACTCGAAACCTGGGTCAATGCCGCAACCCCCGTCGGAGGGATCGTTCGCTGGCACAACGCCATTGCAGCCCCAAAAGGCTGGTTAGCCACCAACGGCGGATCAGTCAGCCGCCTTACCTACCCCGCCCTGTTTGCCGTCATTGGCTACACTTACGGCGGGTCAGGAGCCAATTTTACCCTGCCCACCGTCACAGACAGCATCATCAGGTACTAGGAGGCCCGGCATGACTATCCCCCCGTCACTGGCCCAGCCGTCCATCGTCCAAGCCCCATTGGAGGAACTTGATCCGAATGCAATCAACAAGTCAATCATCGACGCCAAAGGCGACCTCGTCACAGGAACTGCGAACGACACTCCCGCCCGTCTCGCAGTCGGAACCGACGGACAAGTTCTGCTCGCCGACTCCAGCACCGCCACCGGCCTCCGCTGGGGAGCAGACCCAACCGCCGCCACAGTCGACGCAAAAGGAGACATTCTTGTCGGCACGGCCCCAGACACCGTCGGCCGACTCCCAGTAGGCACAAACGGCCAAGTTCTCGTCGCAGACTCATCCACAGGTACCGGCCTTGCGTGGTCATCCGAAGCCGACCCGACCGCCATCCAGAAAGCCATTGTCGACGCCAAAGGCGACCTGATCGCAGCCACAGCAGCTGACACCCCAGCCAGGCTCCCCATCGGCACCGACGGCCAGTATCTCGTCGCCAACTCAGGCGCCTCCACCGGCATGGCCTGGACGACACCCAACATCGCCCTCGGAACCGAAACCACCGGGAACTATGTCGCAGGTATCACAGGAGGCACAGGCGTCACCGTCACCGGCTCCGGTTCCGAGGGTGCCACCCCGACAGTCGCTATCGGCCAAGACGTAGGCACCGGCTCGAGCGTCGCCTTCGGCGGCCTCAATGTGGACACAGGCACCCTGTATGTAGACGCAAGCAACAACCGCGTCGGCGTCAACAACCTGACCCCCGCCTACAGCCTCGATGTCACCGGCGACGGCCATTTCACCAGCAACCTGACAGTCGACGGCACCCTCTACGCCCCCCACGTCCACGGCGACTTGGCTGGCCTCGTCTACTTCCACGTCAAAAACACGACCGCCTCCACCATCCCTAACGGCACTCCCGTCTACATCACCGGTACCGTCGGCTCCACCCAAGTCTGCGAAATCGCCCCCGCAGACGCATCAAACACCGCCAAAATGCCTGCAATCGGCATCACCGACGGCGACAT